CTAGGGGGGGGTTCCGCGGGCTGACCCCCCTAGAGAGGGGGATCCCTACCCCCAGAAAGGGGGTGCCACTTGAGGACCGTTAGAGGCTTATTTCAGCACGTTCAGCGATAATCGGATGACACTCCCTAGCGCTTATTGGCACTCGACTGCCAAAATATGTCGGGTTCAACACCCATTGTTGAATTTTTCAACATTCCACATGGTTTGTGTAAATCTACACATCGTTTGTGCGCAAGAGAATCGACGAGTTTTGCGTTTTTCAGCTAAAACAGCGCAATTTTTCAGAACCCAGATAAAAATTTACACGCCGGTTGTGTAAAAATACACATCGTTTGTGCGCGAGTCTCTTTGTTGACGGGGGGGTGGACAAAGGTGGGGATTGGTGGGCGTTTGGCAAAATTCGGCGCCACGAATTCAATTCGTGATTCGTGACGCGGAATTGTCCGCGCAATTAGTCCGCGCACCGTAACTATTGGATTCCACTGAGTTTGGAGCGCGGACACAACGAATTTGTCCGCGCGATTCGGCGCCACGAATCACTCAAAGCTGATGATCTCCTGGTTCCCCTGTTTATTATCCCACTTATCACTCCGGCGTTTCCAATCGCCCATCGTCCTCTTCCAGCAGGTCATCGCTGCTCCTTTCCCTCGGGAGAACCGCCAATTGTATTTCTCGTAGTGGTTGAGAAACTCCTGCGCATCAAACGCATCGAACCCGATCAGCTCCGCATGTTCAGAAAGCTGAACAATTGTTGGCTTGATGAACCGCGCGCGCGCACCACTTTTGGTTTGTTCCATCTCTCTATTACTATTACTATTATTAGTAATAGTAGTAGAGTAAGAGGTGGGCGTAAGTGGTGCGCTTTTCTGTAAGTCAGAAGTTGTAACGTCTTTGTCAGTAACGGTTTCACTGCCCTCAAAAGTGGTCCGCTGGGTGGTGCGCTTTTCAACTTCTCCGTTTTCGTAAGTACCTGTGCTACCAACAGGTTGACCCCCGTAAAAAGTGGTCCGCAGTTTGATGGATGTCTTGCCCTTTAAAGCAGAAACTTCAATTAACTCAGATTCCTCTAAACGGGCCAGTAAATTGCCAACGGCGCGCCGGGTTCCTTTCCAGCGCGTCGCCAGCGTCCGCTGCGACAGATTTGTGCGATCCTTCTCATCCATCGCCAGCAGATCCAGATAACATTCAAGCGAGTCCCTCAAAATGGGATCTCCTCATCGGTGGGTGCTGCCTTGGGCTCGTCCGGCTCAAACGGGTTGGGCGGGACGTACCGTTTGACGACGTTCTTGGCTGGCCAGTCACCGCTGGCCTGCTGAGTCCCAATCTGAGCTGTACCGGACTTCCCGGTCAGCGTATCGACCTCCAGGTTCCCACTGGCGTACTGGTCGCCCATCGCGATGCAGTCCATGAACTGAGCCAACTTAAAGCCCATTGAGGGGTGCTCAGGGAGGATGTAATCGTAGATGTGGTGCGATGCCATCTTGTCACCGAATATCTCGATTTTAACAGTCAGCATCTGGTTACCAGCCTTACTCAAGCCGAGGTCACCGCGCAAGACAAAGAACTTGTATTCTCCGTCAGGAAGCAGATCCTTCACGTCTCCGTTCTTCAGCTCGTCCTTGGACAATGGTTTGAATTTCATGCCGTTGCTCCGTTAAGTTGTGTTTCCCAGTAAGCTATACATTTCCCCATCGCATCCTTAGGCATCTGCTCCCAGGTGGTTACCCCAGCAGCGTCAAACCACTTTTCCTCCCAGGGACAGCCGCCCTCCTGGGAAATGATTGCCGAGATTGTTTCTAGCTGCTCAGAGGTCGCTAGTTGGACTGGTTTAGCCCGTCGATTGATACCCTCAAAGTGCTTGGAGAAGGTCTTGACGTTCCAATCGACCAGATCATAAGCCTTGAAAGCGTCGTAGCGGCTCTTTACGATCCGCGCCTTGATTTCATCTCCCAGGGATACGATCTGGAGCACCAGATTAAGCTCGTAACGAAGTTTGTCCCAGCAGTCGTATGTTTTTCCGATCTCCTCCCCATCCTGCCACAGAGGCTTCTCATGGGCGATCAGGATGACGTTCATATCGAGTCGGTCGAACCAGCGGATCAACCTCCGCATCAGCGCCACAGCAGGCTTCTTTTCTTGTCCGAACTGGGGCATCCGACCTGTTTCCACGATCCGGTCGTGCTCGACCTGAACACAACTGTTGTACGCCTTTGTGATCGAGTCGATCACCAGGGTCTTTCTGTCGTGCTGCAACGTCGCCAGCGCCATGACCTCGCTCAGGATGATCGAGAGGTCGCCAGCGCCGTCCTCCGGTCCCAGGTAGTGAGCGTTGCACTTCTCCAGTTGCTCCACGTAGTTAGGAAGCGATGCGCCTCCCTCGGTGTCGATGAAGTAAGCATTTTCCCAGAAACTCCCCCAGGTCTTCCCTATACCAGCCTCTCCGTAGACCAACATCCTGGGTCTTGCTGGCTTTGCTAGTGCAGGTGACTTAGCTCTCAGCATCACATTCTCCTTGGTTAAGGTTTAAAACTTAAGCATATTCCGATCAGTATTTTTGTCAACCGTCAAAAAGACGATGTTGCAAGATTTATTCCGTTTACGCTAGGATGTCCAGCGGAAGAGGCAAACGGCGAACCGTCCGCGCCGTTGTGCCGGGGTCTGGGAGCATGTCTGTCGGAAGCGTGTACCCCTGGGCCTCGGGTTTAGTCAAATAAGGAGATTCGAGATGAGGATGTTTGTTGTGTTTGCAGCTGTGATCATTGGATGTGCTAGCCAAGCTACTGCTGGGGAAGAGCGGACCTGGGAGCGATCCAGGCATCGAGAAGTCACCAGATGCGATGGCGAACGCTGCCGAACATTCTCGCTTGAGCGATCCGACCGGACCAACCGAGAACGTAAGATCACCCGCAAGCGCAACCGACAGACCCGTCGCGCGACCTGCGGAGACGAATAGCTTGATCCGATATTTATTCTTTCTTGCCACCTTCTTTATCGTCGTCACCTGCGCGCGCGCTAGCGATCTTGCCGTCGATCTTGACAAGGAAATGCGGCGTAACTTTCGCAACCCCGACGGCTCCTGTGTCCAGTGTGCGGTCGGAATGTGTGGCTACGATCAGAACGTCCCAGCGGCATCGACACTGCTCTGGCAATCGCGCTACGGACCTGCCGAACGTGGCGGGTCAGGGCCAAGTCGAGTAGCCAGGTACAGCCGGGAACGTGGCATCAAAATCTATAACATCACGGGATCACCAACCTTCGCTTGGATGGATTGGGCGGTGCGCAATGGTAGGGGCGCGGCCATCGGAGCTGGCCGCAGCCACTTCCAAACTTTGATGGGTCATGTGGGAAGACGCTATTTCGTCTGCAACAACAATTCGACTCACCGAATTGATGAGTATTCACCGGCAGCCTTCAGCAAACTCCATAGGTCGTCAGGACTTTGGTGCGTCATTTTGGATGCGCCCCCACATCCAGCGCGCCCCAGGTACAAAAGGTATTGGAAATGATCATCCGCTCGCTAATTTTATCTTTAGTTTTGTGCTCTGTCGTAGACGCTCGCCCCAGGTTGATACGTCCGGCAGCAACGCCAACGGCACCAGTTGAGCAGGAAGTCATTCAAGAAGAAGTAGATGTCGCGCAAGTGATGCGTCTTGGTGATTGCGTGCAGCATTGCGATGGACTCCACCGCGCGGCACCCAACGGCACAGAGAGTTTCGTTCAGTTAATGGCCGCCGTGCCACCGGATGACTTGCATAAGTGGTTTGTTTCAGTTGTGGGCGATGGTGGGCCGGAATCGCGCGTCCTGCGAGAACAGTGGAAGACCGAACCGCATCTGTTAGCCTTGGCTGACCCCAGCGATGGCAAGACATCTTGGGCGCACATCAACTTTTACGATAGCCGAGATGGGTCGCAACAGTTCCGATTCGAGAATGTTCAGTTCACACATTTTCCAACCGTGATTGTTCAGCCACCCCGATCAAAAGAATACGGCGATCCGTCAACGGTGGTCTATCAATCAAGCTACTCTGGTGATCCGCATCATCTGTCAACGAACATATCACAAGCGATTCATTTTTATGTTTCTACGCTCGACCAGCGTCCCGGGTACGATTCGTTTCGCGCGCAAACTCCAGAAGATGTGGAGAGTTCCGACATCGGCGCTGATCCTCCCTGGGATGTTCCCCCCGCCGAAAGTGATGGACGACGACGAATTCTCTTCCCAGATGGGCTTCCGATCATCCCACCGCGCGAGGGGTTGGAATCGGTCTTCAAGATTCCTTGGGGATTGATCATCACGGCGATCACGGGTGGTGCGTCACTTCCTGTCTTCATTGGGTTTGGCATCTGGCTGGTACGTCAATTGCGTGCGAAAAGAAAAGCAGAAGGTAAAAAACTGCTCTTTGATGACGAAACATTAGAGCGGCTCTTGGATGCGATCCAGACATTGAGCCAGCCAAAAGATGATGACGAAGAAGAGGAAGAAGAAAAGCCCGTGGCTAGGAAGAAAAAGAAAACGCGACGACGATGAACATTGCATTCAATCTGTTGGTCTTGATGTTGCTGGTTTTGCCTTGCGTTCCTTTGATGGCGGAAGGGTACTTGGCGCGCGGGGTCCGAGTCATCGACGGCGATACATTGAAGGTCGAAACTTTGATGCTTCCCTGGGATGTCGCGTTGACGAATCAGAGTGTCAGAATCGCAGACTTCGACGCATGGGAATCGAGCTATCGAAGACGAAGCGTCAACGTGACGGACGAAGAAGTAAAAAAAGGAAAGCAAGCGACTGAAGATTTAAAGGAGTTGGTTGCCGAAGCGCAAGTGTTCGTCATTCCGTTCAAGAAACGGTCGCGAGATGTCTATGGTAGAATCCTCGCAACCATCGAAATAAAAAAAGATAATCAAACGATTCAGTTGATTGACTGGATGCGTGAAAGGGGACATTTACGCGATGGCTAATTCACTGATGCTGATGGGCGCAGGAAAATCAGGTGCTTCGGCGGCGGCAAGTTCTTATGATCCGCCAGCAGTCACTTCTGGCTTGGTGGTCAAATTGGACGTCGCAGATCCAGATTCTTGGGATTCTGGAGCCTCAACAAAATGGGTGAACACCGTTGACGATGAAGAAGGCGATTTCATAAATGGTCCGGTGTTTGATGATACTGACGACATTGTGTCAATTCAATACGATGGCAGCGACGACTATTTCGAGCTGGTCAGAGACAATTCTGATCTGGATAGCGGCTGGACAATTAACATGTGGCTCAACCCGCAAGAACGTGGATCGCCGTATGGTTATCTAATCGCGTTTGGGGATGGGTCCGCCGCGTATACAGGCAACGATTTGACGCTTGCGACTCGCACTTGGAATGGCAAAATGACGGCGTACGGAATGAATTCTGCGTATTCAGTCTGGGGAGAATCCTCGCAATTGCAGATCGACGAATGGCAAATGTTGAGTTTTGTGAATCAAAACAACGGCACCTACGACTTATTTTTGGATGGCGTAAAAAACACTTCTCCCGTTGAGGTCTTCAATACCGATGTTGCTCCCAACGATGATATTTACTTGGATGCGTTTGCAGGTGCTCTCTATGCGGGGCCAGAAACTAAAATCTCACAATTTTTGTTGTATGATCGTTCATTATCGGATGCAGAAATTGAAGACCTTTTTGACGGGGACAAAGCCCGGTTTGGATTATCATAATGACACACGATCATAGACATTGGGTTTTGGTATCACCTACAGACTTGGTGAACATTGATTACAGCGAAATTTGCGAAACGAGCATTGCAACGACACGCATTAACCTTGCTGGTGATACAGCGTTCATCAAATGGGATTCATCAATCTATGATCGTTTGCATCAGCCAACTGTGCCTCCAAGTGTTGCTGCAATCAATTGGTTGAGTGACATAATGGATCATGATGAAATAAAAAGTGAGTTGAGTGACGGTTGGTACGAAGAGGTACATCCAGAAGATCCTAATGGAGGGAATTAGAGATGGCAATTAAAGGTGTAATTCAAAGAGAGAAGATCAGTATTTCGGCAACTGGTGCCGGGACATCGGAACTCGTTGCTGCTGTGTCTGGCGAAAGGATTCAGATTTTGTCCTTGGTGCTTACGTCGGAGCTTGACGCGAACATCAAGATCCAGAGCGCGGCGACTGATCTGACCGGTACAATCTATATTGCTGCGCGCGGAGGATTCGTTGTGTCGCATCAGCCATACGCTGTATTCGAGACGGCGGCAAGTGAAGCGTTTAACTTATATCGGACTGCAACGGGAAATTTCGGCGGTTCAATAGTGTACGTCCAAGGCGAAATCTGATGCCGATCCGCGCAAAGTCGTATCGACCTCCTCATTACGCTGTTACTCGCCGTCAAGCTGACACTCGAAAGAAGACCAGCGCGCGAGGGTACGGGGCCAAGTGGCGTAAACTTCGGAACGCTTGGCTAACCGCTGCGCCGCGAGTCTGCGAGGAATGCGGCAAGACTGGAAACCTGCATGTCCATCATAGAATTCCTCATGGTGGTGCTCCTGATTTGCTGTATGAATGGGGAAATCTAATGACCTTGTGCGGAGTCTGCCACAACCGACATCACATGCTGGAGAGACATCATGCCTCGTAAGGCAATGAGCGCACAGCAGCACTACGAGCGCGGAACGTATCGCAAGGATCGACATGGACCGCTGACGTTGTACAACTTTGAAAAAAAGCCTCCTGGGAAAATGCGACGGGGGTCAGGGCAGGAGGCGTCAAAATGGATTCGCAATATCGCAGACGAAAGAGCAGTTGCCGAAGGTTACCGTTTCAACTTGGACCTTGCACAACATGTTGAATATTTCTTCCGAGAAAAGATAAAGCATTCTAGCGGTCAGTGGGCCGGTCAACCTTTTGAGCTACAGCCTTGGCAGCGCGATGAAGTTATTTATCCGATGTTCGGGTGGGTCGATCCAGAAACAGGAGCGCGCCGGTTTCGCCAGAGCTATCAAGAGATTGCTAAAAAAAACGGTAAGAGCGCAATCGCGTCGGCCATTGGTTTGTATTTTTTGCTAGCCGACGAAGAGATGGGAAGCGAATGTTACTCATTAGGGAGCGACTCTTCGCAGGCACAGATTGTTCACTCCGAAGCCATTAACATGATCAAGGCATCAGAAGAACTCAGCGAGATCTTGCACATCAATCGATCAAGCAATGCGATCATGTTTGACGCGACCAACTCAACCTATCGCGCGCTCTCCTCAAGTCCATCCGGTAAGCATGGATACAAGATACATTTTGCGTGTAGCGACGAGATGCATTGCTGGAAGGGCGATGCCCTGTTCAATGCAATCAAATACGGTTTTCGAATGCGCCGCCAACCGATGCACTTGATCATCACCAACGCTGGGGACGACCTGCAAAGCGTCTGCTACAAACAACGCGAAAAAGCACAAGCAATTATCGAAGGTCGCTACACAGATCATCGATACCATGCGTTGATATACAGCGCGGACAAACAAGATGCCCTGGACGAATTGGAAGCGGTGAAGGACGGTGCGACTTCCATTCCCGTCGCGCGAAAATGCAATCCTTCAATCGACGTGATCCTGGACGAAAAGGATTTGCTGGCAGACATCAAAGATGCGCTGCAAGTGCCGAGGGAGATTCCTAACCTGCTGCGATTCACCTACGGTGTTTGGGAAATGTCGAGCAACCCATGGTTGGATATCGATGAGTTCAAAAAATGCGAAATCGATTGGGAAGACCAGTGGGCGATCGGACGTGACTGCTGGATTGGGCTCGACCTGGCGAAGACATCCGACACAACAGCAGCAGTGATTTGTTATCACGATGACGATGATCATTCGTACCGGATGGAGTCACGGTTCTGGTTGCCGCAAGGTTCTGTTGATAAGTATTCGCACTTGATCGATTACAAGGAGTGGCAGGAGAGTGGAGACATCACAGTCACCGATGGAGATGTCTGTGACTACGATGTTGTGTTTCACGATCTGTTGCAGTTGTCTGAGCAATATTGTGTTCAGGAGATACTTTACGATCCGTACAATGCCGAACATCTGATGCAGCAGTTCAGTGAGCAGACTGGGATTGAAAGAAAGATTTTCCCACAAACCGTCAAGCATTTTGCTGAACCAACCAAAGAGTTTGAGCGATTGATCACCAACAGAGAACTGAAAATAAAACGCAACGATTGCTGGCGCTTCCAGGCGAGTGTTGTGACGACTAAGCCTGACGCGAACAACAATATCCGGCCCATCAAACCGGGCAAGGATTCTGCTAAGAAGATAGATGGAATCGTTGCGTCAATCATGAGTTTGGGCGGGGCGATGTCCCAACCACGCGCGAGCACAAACGATCTTCTAGTTTTCGGAGGGGCCGATGATGAATGACTTGACTACGAGCATAGACGTGATGCCACCGCAAATGTTGACATCAAAACCAACCGAGCCAGAACATGTGATGATGTACTTGCGCCGCAATAATGCGGGCATCCACATCGATGCATCAAGCGCCTACAAGTGGACAGCGAGTTGGGCTTGCATTCGCGTGCTGACCGATACGATTTCAATGCTGCCGTGGCATGGGTATAAGAAAATCGATAGTGGTGGTAGGGAGATCCTGTCTCCAGGCAACCGACTCAACCAGATGCTGAATGTGGCACCCAATGACGAGATGACAAGTTTCTCCTTTCGCGAAACCATGATGGCAAACGTCCTGGTTTGGGGTAACGCATTTGCGGAGATTGAGCGCGACATGTCCGGTGCTGCCGTAAAGATGTGGCCTATAGAACCGCATCGCGTGGACCTGAAAAGAGACAAAGAAACATCACGGTTGTTTTACCTGGTTGACAACAACACAACGATTCTGCCGGAAGACATGTTCCACTTGAAAGGACTTGGCAGCAACGGATTGCTAGGCTACTACGTTCTTGCGCTGTTCTCCCAGTGCTTTGCCACAGGACTGGCGGCAGAAAGACATGCTGCACAGTTCTTTGGAGAGGGTGCGATTCCCAGCGGTCTGCTGAAGTCTTCGGCGCGTCTCAACGAAACAACCGCGAAGGAATATATCCGTGCGTTTGAAAAAAATCATCTCCAGTCTCGCCGGATTGGATTACTGCAACCGAACCTTGACTTTGAGGTGATTTCCACAAACAACGAGGACGCACAGTTGCAAGAGACTCGATCTTTTCAGGTCGAGGAAGCATGTCGTATCTATCGCGTGCCACCGACAAAAATCGGGGAACTGAGAAGAGGCACGTATTCAAACACAGAGCAGATGGAAATTGCTTTTGCGCGTGATTCGATTGCCCCCTGGTGCATCAAGCTCGAGCAAGAGGCCAACGCTAAGTTGATTGGACCGCGTGGCAAACGAGACAACCAATACACGTCGATCAACCTAAATGGTATTCTGCGTGGTGACTCTGAATCTCGCGTCAAATATTACCAGGGACTTCGCGATCTTGGAGTGCTGACGCCAAACGATATTCTCCGGCTTGAGGACATGAACGAGATCGGACCTGAAGGCGACAAACGACTGGTGCCGTTGAATTTCACCACGTTGGAAATGGCAGGCAAAGTCCAAGAGTCTCTGGCAAGCCAACCCAAAGATACGGAAGAGGAACCAGAGGACGAGGAACAAGATGATGAGAAAGACGATGATAAAGAAGTTAAACTAAAGCCACGTCCCAACGCGATGATGTTGCGGCACGTTGTCAATGACCACGCTGAATACTTTGAGAGAATCACCAAGGAGCGTATCCGCAGCGCAATCAAACGCTACGAGGGAGACGACGAAAAGTTATGCAGTTGGCTATCTAGTTACTACGCCAAGCAAGCAAGCATCATGAAGTCTAAGTTGATGCCGGTCGCGCAGACCTACAACGAGATGTGCGGACACGTTGACTCTACTGACTCGCTGGAAGTGGTTGTCGCTGGATGGTGCTGCACTCAGACGGATGAAGACTTTCGCGCGTTAACAAAATCGGATATCGAAGAGTGCCTTGAGCAATGGTCTAGTTCCTGGGCCTTCGACATGACGAATTCATTTCTGCAACAAATCGAAATTACGGAAACGAAGACATGAGACGAAACAAACCAATGATCAATGGATTTTGCGATGCGTCCCAGGAACCTAAAATGGAAAACGCTTATATTTCCTGGCCTAACACCGGGTTGGTCGCGGCAAGGAATCGAACCAAAGGTGTCAATGTCGTTGACCTGTTCTTGGACGACGTGATTGGATCGCAGTTCGGCGGGGTCAGTCCCAAGCAGTTTAATGAACAAATCTCTGCTGCCGGTGAGGTGGACAGGATCAACTTGTACATCAACAGTCCCGGTGGTTCTGTCTTCGATGGGATTGCGATGTATAACACCTTGCGAAACGCGAAAGCGGAAGTAATTGTCGAAGTCACTGGGTTGGCGGCATCTGCTGCGTCGGTGGTCATGCTCGCTGGTGATGTTCGTCGTATGGCCGAGTCATGCTTCTTGATGATTCATGATCCCTGGGATATGACGATGGGATCAGCAGAAGTGCATCGCATCAAAAGCGACCGACTCTCGATGTATGGCGCGAAGATCGCCAGCATCTACGAGCGACATACGGACCTGACTGCCGATCAGGCACAGGAGATGATGTCGATGGATAAAGGTGACGGTACGTGGTTTGACTCGGAAGAGGCTATCGAACTTGGCTTTGTTGGCGAAGTCACCGAAGCGACAAAGATGGCCGCGCATGTACAGGATTTCGTCGGCTATTTTGGTGCTCGAAACAGTGTCAGTGCCAGAACAAAGAAAATTGATAAACGACTTGACTTTATGAAGCGACATTCGCTACAGTCGAAATAGGCATTATTGCCGAACCAGAAAGCGTCTCCCCTAGATAATGAGCGGCGCGGCTTTCTCCCAGCGTTCCCCGTAACGCGCGTGAAAGCCGCGTCGTTTTCTTTTGCGCGTTGCAATCCATAAAGGAAATAAGATGGCAACCTTGCAAGAAATTATCGATGAAATGAGCGTCCTGCACGAGCAGGCGAAAACAATCAGGGCCAAGGCCGAAACAGAAAACCGAGACCTGAGCGAAGACGAAGCTGTTGATCTTAACGACGCGCTCGACCGCTGGGACGCCTACAATTCCCAGGCTGAAACGGTCAAGCGGATGGACAAGCAGGAGGAAATCCTGCAAGCATCTGTCGGTCGAATGTCTGCTCCCTCAGATGTCGAGGAAGTGGATAGCCCGCGCAATCTCGCCAAACCTGCCAGGGCTAAGATGCCTGCGACAGTCGCGACAGATCGAGGAACCTATGGGTTCGACAGCATCGGTCATTGGGCGACCGCTTGTCAGAACGCTTGGACTAATCCCCAGAGCACTGACCCTCGACTCACTGCGCGGATGGCAGCTACCACCTACGGCACAGAAGGTGTCGGAGCTGATGGTGGGTTCACCGTACCACCTGATTTTCGAGACGCGATTGTATCGTTAATCGAAGAAGAGGATGGACTGTTGAGCCGCACGGATCAGCTATCCACCTCGTCAAACTCGATCACTGTACCAGTCGATGAGAGTGCCCCCTGGGCGACATCCGGCATCTACAGTGAGTGGGAAGGCGAAGGAGATACGTATTCGGAAAAGAAGCCAGCATTTAAGCAACGCACGGTGCGAGCGAACAAGCTGGTTACGATGGTGAAAGTCACCGAGGAACTGCTCGATGATTCCTCTGCGATGGATTCGTATCTCCGGTCTGTTGTTCCCCAGCGCATGAGTTTTGAGATCAACGATAAGTTGATCAACGGGACAGGTGCTGGTCAACCTTTGGGCGTACTTAACAGCGGCGCGCTGGTGAGTGTTGCCAAGGAAGGTTCACAGGCTGCTGATACGTTGAATTATCTCAACATCCATAAGATGTGGAGTCGGTGTTATGCTCCGTCCAGATCCAAGGCTGTTTGGGTAGCTAACCAAGATGTCGAACCTCAGCTCCTGAGTCTTGCGTTTGATTACGGCGCTGGCACCAGTAACGAGACTCCGATTTACATGCCGGGTAACAACTTGGCAGGTTCGCCGTTCTCGACTTTGTTGGGCCGACCGATCATCTTCTCACAAGCCATGAAAACGCTTGGTGACGAAGGTGACATCATGCTCGCCGACTGGTCGAGTTATATGACAGTCGCCAAGGCAGGATTGAGATCCGAAGTCTCGATCCATCTCCACTTCGATCAAGACGTGACGACGTACAAGTTTGTCATGCGGATCGGTGGACACCCGTGGTGGAACTCGACACTCGCCGCCAAGAACGGATCGGGAACGTACTCTCCGTTCGTGACCTTGGCCGAGCGCGCTTAACTCTAACATTCTCCTGATCCTCCTCTCGCGTCTCAGGGCGCGGGGGGAGGTCTACCCTATAAGGAAATACAAAATGACAAACATGGTAGGTTCAGAAAAATTCGCAGTCGTTGCCACGATTGACCCAGACGTTTTAACTGTGACAACGCATAGTTCTGATGGTGTTGACATGTCGCTTTTCGAAAGTGTAACGGCCATTGCAATGGTTGGAACATTGGGTTCCGGCGCTACGGTGATTTGCAAAGTCACCAGCGGTTCCAATAACGTGGCGTTTGGCAACACGGTCAAAACTGCTGCAACTCTGTTGGAAACAGATACTGACAGCGATAAGCAGGTGGTGATCAATGTTCGCGGCGAAGACCTCACCGCAGGTGATCGCTATATCCGCTTGGAGATGGTTGTCGGC